AAACAAGGCTAAGAAAGTACGTGTGAGATTTCCTAATTTAATATCAGGTCAAATGACAGTTGGTGAATGTACTAAACAGGTTATGAAACTTCCACAGATTCAAAATATTAACAATAGAATTTATTCTAAAATGTTTGCAGGTGAAAGTGGAATGACTAGTGGTGCAAGAATGTTGCCAAAGATTGAGGGCTTTAATTGTACTTGGGTTAATAGTGATCATCTAATGGGTTCATACGTAGACGGTCAATTTACATTTGCAAGTTGTGAGGAAAATAAAGTAATGAAAATTATTGATAAATTTGGTGGTCAAATAATTAACATAAAATCTGATTTGAATCAAAACGAGATGAAGGAAATAAACGGTTCAGGCTTGGAAGTGTCAGTTGAACAAGTTAATGAAATATTGAGAGCGAAGGATTTTAACGCTGTGAGGTAATATAACTTGGTTTATTCTAAAGTCTTTCAAACCAATGTCTTTCAAACAAACGTATTTCAATTTGGTTATCATGTATTATTTGTTAATGAAACAGAAAACATAGAAAAGAATACAATGTTAAAATCAAGAGGTAGACATAGATTTGCAAATGATGTATTACAAATAAGAGAGCCATTAAGACCTTTCCAGTTTAACATATTCCAAACAAACGTATTCATGCAGCAAAAGGCTGGTGTTCTTAGGGCTATAGGTGCTGTAAAAATGTTTAATGAAAACATGGAATTAGCAGAAGTAAAACAAAGAACCAGAGATGTTGTAAGAAGAATTGCAGAAGCATTTAATTTATCTGAGGCAAGGATTGTATATAGAGATAGACTTGGAATAATAGCAGAGGGTGTTAGTATAGCAGAAGTTTCAACGAGATTAAAAGTTATAATCAGACATACAACTGAAACAATGCATATAATTGACTTTGATGGAAGATTAAAACTAATAATACGATTTGCAAATGAAATAATGAATATAAAAGAACCAATAAGTGCATTCCAGAGCACCATATTCCAGAACAATATATTCCAAACTATTACAAAGAAGGGAATTATAAGGGCAATAGGATTCGTTAGGTTTGTTAATGACGGTGGTTTAAGCATATCAGAATCACCACTTAGAGTTACAGGTCTGTATAAATTTATTGCAGAGAATTCTTCTTTAGTAGAAGTTTTCCATAAAGCGTTTGGTTATAATAGATTTGGCAATGATATTGTTAACCTTTCAGAAACAACTGCAAAACCAAGAGTTATGGCAAGACATGTGGCTGAAGCCGTGAGTTTGATTGACTTTGATGGAAGATTTAGATCTGTAGTAAGACGTGTTGCCGAAACTATTAATTTAACAAGTATGGAAAAATCATATAGAGATAGATATAGACACATATCTAACACTGTTAATATATCAGAGGCAAAAAATAAGGTAAGAACATATATAATTGTCATTACTGATGGTGTTATGAATATATTAGAGTCATTCAAGAGAATACGAATACACACAATAAAGGCTGGTGGAACTAGAAATACACGACTATTTAATAGGGTAAGATCTGCAAGACTGTATAACCGAATAAAGTCTGCAAAACTATTTAACAGACGAAGATCTACTCAAGGTGCGACAAGAACATGAGTCAAAATATGATAGGAAGAGCAACGGAATATAGAGTAAAAGTTGGGTCACGAGCAACGGTATATGTTAATATATTGGACTCTGCTGGAACTGGGAAGGGTCTTACTGATACAGCATTATATGCAACTGCCATATGGAAGGTATGGAAGCCTGATGGAACTTTAATAATTAACGGATCTTGCACATTTTCTGACAGAGATGCTGGAGAAATAGCATATGCATTGACTGCAAATGATACTGCATTGGCTAATGCTGGAAACTGGGAAGGCGAAGTAGAGATTAAAAATAGCAGTAGTGTAATGACAGAACAATCAAAAACCTTTAACTTTATCATAGAGGAAAGCTACTGATGGCAAACATAAAAATAAATGTAAACGTATGTCAAGTATGTGGTCACACACAAAAAAACCATGCAACAAATAATGGTTGTGAAATTGATGGTTGTAATTGTGACAGAATTGGTACTTACTAGCAAGCCTTATATATGAGAACATTTAACATATAATATGTTAAAACTTGAAGATGTTAATAATGCAGTGTATTTTCAATGGAGAAAAGCACAAATAGAAGCGTTAGGAACTGAGAGACTCGGTCAAATTCATGTATCTGATATAATTAAACCTTGTATGAGAAACGTGATTTATAAGAAAACTGAGCCAGAAAGTGGTGCAAGTACAGAAGATATAAAATCTCTATGGTTTGGACAGATTGTTCATTCTAATTCACGATTAGCAGACCCAGCACGACATGAAATGTTTCTGGCTTATGATTATGCAAGAGATGAGGCATTGACATATGAAGAAGCAAAAAAAATACCAGAAGATGATCCAAGACAGATGGATATTATTTATGGAAGTATTGACGACTTGTTAAAAGTTGGTGAAAAATGGATTATTACTGATAAGAAAACTACTGGATCTATAGATTATTTCCAAAAGAAGAATGTAGGTGCTAGTGATTCTCATAAAGATCAGATAAACAGATATAGGGTTTTATTGAAAAAATGCTATGGTATAGACGCAGATATGGGGAGTGTTATTTATGTATCAAATAAGATAGAAAAAGATAGAGCCGACAAACCTGTCATAAAATCATTCAAATTAGCACCTATGGAAGAGACCCTAATTGATATGATAGAAAAGGCTAGAGAGATAAAAGAATCACTAACCAAAAAATTACTGCCAGAAAGAACCAAATGTTTCTTATGTGATGGAATGTGTCCATATGCAACAAAATGTTTTGTAGACGAAAGAAAGAATTTTTAGATGAAGATATATTTTAATGCCAATAATAAAGCAACATTAGATGCATTAGAGAAATGTGGTGTTAAAAACGTACTTTTATCACATAAATATTCACACACAAACATAGCAGATATTAAACAGAGATTCAGTCACATATTCGTTGTGTCTGGGTCAAACGATGATAGGGATAAATATTATGAATTTCTAAAGAAGGAAGAGAATAATTATGATTTTGCTGCTCAATACTGTATTCCAGATAATATGAATGAAACAAATGAAATATGGAAAAAAGAGAAAGATATTGGATTAAAAACACTCCCAGTTCTTCAAGAGGACTACATTAAACATCTAAGTCTGTTAAATTTAAAACAAAACTCACACATTTGTGTTGGACAGATGAGGGGTAGATTTGATACTGAAGATTCAATAAAAAAACTACCTACAAATAATAAATATCATGGAATTGGAAAGGGAAAATACTTGTTAAAAGGTAATTTTAATAGTATTGACACAAGTGTATGGATTTCAGCAGCAATGTCAAAAAAATGCGATATTTGGAGTGATGGTACTGTCATAAAAATGAAGTTTGGTGAAAATAATGCTTTTGAACCTATATTAAATCACTACTGTGAAAAATATAAAGATAATTTGGAAAAGATAGGTGTAAATATGAATGCTATTACAACAAGACACTACTATTCAATGCTTAAACTACCTATTGCATTATACTACATGCCAATATGTAAGCATTTAAACTGCTATACAGATAACTTTATAAAGTAAGAGATTAATTGTTATATAATGACTGGAGACCTCTTTAAAATTAAACCTATTGGTGGAAAGAATATTGTTGTAGAAGATAAAAGAAAGACTGTATCACCCTTCAATTCTGCAAAGCATTTCAAAGACGCAAACATACCAGCATATTGTGATCAATGTATTTACAGGTCTATTGACAGTGGTGGTAATGGTAAATGCCCAAAATATGAAGCTGGTGCTGTATGTTCAATACGAGATGATTTTGTTCAGGTTATAAACTCATTGGATACTAGAAAGCCTGATGATGTTAAAGCTATGCTTGATATGATAGCAAAAATATCATTTGAAAATGTCTTAATGGCATTGACTCAGGCAAAAATGGACGGAAATATACCAGATAGAAATACAAAATCAGAGATTAACACATTATTGGCAGTTATAAAATCAATAAATGATCTAAATACCAAGGTAGTTGTTACACAACAGACCGAATTAGATCAAAAAACTGGTGATATATCATCAATTTTCAAACAGATAAAAGCACAGAGGAGTGGTGAATAATATGAATGATGCATACAAAATAACACATTGTATTTGGTGTGGAAAGACTGGATTCAAGGACTCTGAAGAGGTAATTAATCATATTAAATCAACACACACGAAGGTAGCATGATGGGTACTTTTTGCTGTGCTGTTTGTGGTCACTGTACTGATGAAATAATAGCAGAAATGATGGAGTGTAAGTGTAAGTGCCATGGCTAGACCAGATACCCAAACAATAGAGGATAGAAAAGACCTATTACAAACAATAGCCGAGTGTGCTGATAAGCCAAGTAAGTTTAGTGAAGTTTTCCTAGATCATGATGTTTTTGATTATAATAAAAAGTATGTTGATTGTCAAGATAGATTTATAGTGTATCGCTCTGGAAGACAGGTGGGTAAAACCATGTCTACAGCAGTAAAGGCGATACATTTTGCATTTTTTGCACCCCTAATGTTAAAGACTGTAAAACATGAATGTACAATAGTAATAGCAGCACCTACACAAAATCAGGCTGGAATCATGTATGATAGAATAAGAAGTCTTATTATGAATAATGAGTTCTTAAAGGGATATGTTGTTAGAAATACACAGACAGAACTATGGGTTAACTTTTTAGATAATACTGGTATGAGTAAAATAATAACTAGGGCAACTGGTGAGCATGGTACAACA